TAGTCCCGACTAGTGTAATCAAATGTGCTCATAGTGCTGTTTCCTCGGTAAGGGATAGTGGGGATACTAGATTAAATTGTGTACTGCTAACAGTGTTTGTTGGGGGAATTGAATACAATACCTCAACCATCATAGCGTTATCTGAAATACCACTATCTATTGTTGGCTCTACTAAGCGAATATCTACAATTTGTACTCCAGTAACATTGGCAAGCAACCCGTTATTTACCTCTAACTTGTATTCCGAAAACACTAAAAAGTCGTAATCTTCAAAAACTAGTGTTTGACTGTTACCCCCATAGGCGTAGTTCATAGGTCGCTCAAATTGTTGGGTAAGTATATAGTCTTGTATCTTTTGCCCAATTGCTTTATCTAAGTCAGTTTCATTAGATACTTTTCCAGAAGGAGCAATAGAGAATGGTGTTTTAATAATCATTTATTACGCTCCTGCTAAGATAATGTAGTTTATTGTCATTGTTGGTTGCATGTTATTGTGAGCACCACCACCACCAGTGTTTGCATTGCTGACAGTAACATTGCTTGTTACAGAATGATTGTGAGCACTTTCGTCTGCATTGGTGACAGCAACATTGCTTGTTACAGAGTGAGTATGGTTCACATTCATGCCAGCAGTAGTTCCAGAGTGTGAGTGGTCGGCACTATGACCACCAGTTGTGTGAGTATGGTCCCCTACTCCAGCAATAGGACCAGCACTTAAAGCATATGTTCCACCACCCGCTGCTGCTTCGTTTGTATTGTTGTGGGTGCTTGAAGCGGCACCAGTTCTCAAGCCAATATTGTGACTATGAGCACCACCACCATTGGTTGTATGCGAGTGGTCAACGCTTGCTCCACCAGTTCCAAATGTGTGTGAATGGTCCGCAGATTGGTTGCCAGTATTGACAGCATTGTTTGTAACAGTAGTAGTGTGACCGTGAGCAGAGCCAGCACCACTCGTAACTGTATTATTTGTAACAGTAGGGGTATGCCCGTGAGAAGGAATCTCTGTTGTTGCTAAAGTAACTGTTTCTGTACCAGTAGTCGTACCCAAAACATTTGCAGTACTTAAACGATTAGCATCAGTGCCACCCATATTGTCCAGACCAGCAACTGTGCGGCCTCGTAAGTCTGGAAGACGAAAATCAGTCCCTGCTTCTCCACCAGTGTTATAAGTAGTTGAAATAACAGCAAATAATGCAGCGTATGTAGTACGGCTAAGTGTCTGTCCATAACACAACTGCCAGTTAGTAGGAGCAGTAGAACCAGCAAAGGCAGTTATCATTCCGATAGGACTTGCAGTAGCGAGTGGTGCTTTAAGTGCAAGGGCTGTTGTCAAAGTTGTAGCGTATGAAGCGTCATTGTTAATTGCTGCTGCAAGTTCGGTTAAAGTGTTTAACGCCGTTGGTGCCCCACCTATAAGTGCAGTAATCTCCTGTTGAACAAAAGAAGTTGTAGCCAATTGTGTAGTGTTGGTTGTTGTAACAGCCAGAGGAGCACTTGGGGTACCAGTAAGGACAGGATTGAGAAGTGGGGCTTTAGTATCTATTTGTGCTTGAATGGCTGTCAAAGATGTGGCAGGATCAGGGGCTACTTGTATCCAAAATATGTTTGTAAAAGAATCATCATCACTTGCTACTACTATCTGTGAGTTAACAGCAGGTACGGGCCAAATTCCCCCAGAGGCAGATCGTGCAATCGGGGATACGTCTAAAGTTGTATTTGAATCAAACTTGGCAGGTATGCGAACTTTAATTTCGCCAGTACTTGCATTTGAGTAAGAAACTATTGCCCGATGGATATTAGTAGACATAGGCAACTTCTTGCTCAGTAATCCAGATCTTATCCCGAAGTGTTGCTTTTGGCGGTTTAATAAATGAACTACCTGACTTGGTAGATAAAGGCAAAGCATTTGTAGAGTCAGTTTTAATATGGAGGTGCGTTAGATAACTTTCCGTATTGATGGAATGCCTTGCATCTTGCACTACCCAGTAACCATCAAACTCAGAATTGTATTTTTCTATTTTGACAATGCTTCCAGGTCGTAACGTAGATATACCTGAAACTACTAAGTCAGCGTGGAACGGTATGGAGTTCTTGATATACCCCTGAGTAAATTGTTTTAATGCATTGATTGACGTTGCTTGAAGTGTAATCTCTTGGGTAAACCTTCCTGCAATAGGTTTGCCTAAACCACTCTCTTCTGCGGTAGTAGACGAACTTTGTATTGTCTTACCATCTGTTGTAAGTGTTTTTAGTAAGTAATTATAACTATCCCCATCAGGAGTTATATCCCCAAAGGTTCCCTTGAACTCCATGATGACACCAGGCACTTGTTTCTTACCATCTTCCGCAATAGTGGATTGCAGAGTAGTCGGAACAGTTGATCGGTAGTAACTAGAAAATGGATCATAAATGTTTAGGTGTGCATTAGATGAAGTTACATAGTAACCCAGTTTGTTTGCTACATCTACTAAGACTTCCCAATCAGACTTATTACTTTGATCTATTACTGGAAACACATAGTCGTTGTTTGGGACAGAGTATGAGAAATCGTATTTATTTGCTAGTTTCTTTACAAGACTAGGCAAAGAGATATTTTTGTATAGAGCACTTCGTGGAGGTTTCATTTCATAACTTGTGCCAAAACAGACAACCTTGGCTTCTTGAATAAGAGACTCGTTAACAGAACCCATTCTTGAGTATGACCCAACTTCAATGTAGGCAATGTACCCATTGAACTCCACGATGTTTGCAGTGTTATTTCCAAAAGTAATGGTGACTGGAAGACCACGGTAGGCAATTACGGCAGATGCTGGGAACCCTGCATAGGTAATTGTTGCAATGTCATGCTTATTTTCTGAGTATGAAATGTCAACAGCAACAACTTGCTTATCTGGAACAGTCCCACCAATGATGTTAGTAGTGATTATTGGTGCGTTGTTAAATGGAAATCTGGTAATCATTGTGGTACACGTATCTCTGTACCTGGAGCAATATCTAAAGGAAATGCAATCTGCGGATTAACATCGGCTAATCTCCACCATTGCCCTGGATCGCCATAGAGTTTTGCCGCAAGTGATTCTAAGGTATCCCCATACGTAAGGGTATAAATAAAGACAGAAACATTAGGCACAGTTTTGCGAGATGCTGTTACTGCACCATCATCTAATACAACAGGGTTATATTCATACCTAGATAATGCGGTAATCATTTCTTACCAACCGTCAGGCTACTTAAACCCACTACCTGGTTATAGTTTATACCTGTACTCTTCATTGTAATTTTTTGTGGAAGTACCACTTCTCCTGTAGTTGCTCTTTTACAGTACGTAGTTAGTTCTAATTCAACATTAAACTTATCTTGGTTAAACGGCCTAAAAGAATACTCATCTGCAAGTTCCCATGTCCAGGCTGCCTGCGTTCCCACATCTTTCCCACCCCCAAACTCTTCCTGTTTTCCATAAATCATTGTGTGTCTATTCTTAGACACTTTATAAAAAATTGGGTGGTGGTCAATAGATATTACTAAGGGGTTAGACGCAATCCCATATTGTGAATACTTATTTGCATCATCTGGTGGTGCACCAGTTGTATACGTTAATGTAGACGCACTGGTTGCATTACCCCCATTAATAGTTCTACTATTTGATGCATTGTTTACATAAGAATGCCACGAGATCTTTAATGTTCCACTAAACGTAAATTCTAAACCACCACCTACGTTTTTGGTATTTGATGCTTCCTTATAAAACGCAACACCTTTATCTGAAACAATTGTTTCAAAGTTTATATTTTTTACTTTTTTTTCACTTTTTGATAAAAAAGAAGACACCTTTAAGCCACCAGATGACCCCTCACGCCAAACGGCTGATTTAAGAAAGTCAGCCATTCCTGCAACAGTAGTATCCTGTAGTTGTCTTTCTGTTGTTCCTGCTGGGGCTAAATCGGCTTGGCCTTCTACTCCATCAATTTCACTTGTTGGAAGTATTGGCATATCTGTTAAGAATGTTTTTTGCTGGACAAACCCAATGTACAAGGCTTGCATTTGCACGGCTACAGAGCACTGAGTTGGAATAAACCCACGAGTAAACTTGTTAAAAGTAACTTGGCTACTGGTGATAAACCCTTCAACCATCATCCAGTTACTAAACACTACACGAATAGGTTGGGGAACAAGAAATGCTTTGTTGCCCAGGTTAGAAGTAAAGGCAGTCATCCTGCTTGGGTCATACACAGTTTCTTTCACTGTGCTAGTTGCATCAGCAGGATCAACACTTTCTTGTTCCTCTGCGGCTAAAGACAAAGCATTGTCAGCAATAGCCTTGGCAACATCTTTAGCAAGACCAACTCCTAAGATATCGTCTAGCACCATAATGTCTGCAAGTACACCAATTTCAGTTACCCATGCAGGATCATACTTTTCCGCTGAAAGAAATCTAGAAGACGTTTGCTCAAAACTACTATTGTTTGTACCTTCATCTGCTCGTTTACCTTTTAGTAGTTTTCCACCCATGAGGTATTGTCCGCTATTTACTTCGGCTTCTCTATTAAACAAAAGATCAAATGCATACCCTGCTTTACCAGGAACTGGTTGGGTAAGTTGAGCAGGGTCTTGATTAAAGAAAAATTGCATACTGGTATCAGACTGGATTGCACGAGTGATACTGTCTGGGTTGAATTGGAAGTTACATTTTAAGTTACCTAATGTTGATGCGGCATCTGTTCCAGTAGACTGTCTAGCATAGAATTCAGTTAGCCTTCGCACGTACCCACGATTAATGGTTGTCCCACCTACCGTATCTCTGGCCTTAGTTTTATCCCTTGTAGCAGGATAGATAAACTTTGGGTTTTGCTCACCCTGCGTAAAGCCACGTGAAGCAATTCTTGCTTGTGCTTCTAGATTTTGGGTTTCAGTAAAGGTGTTAAGTAATTTTTGCTCAGTAGTTTCGGTAGTTTTAGTTTTGTATACCTTTGCACTACTCTTCTTAGCAACAGCAGGAACATCTACTCTTCGGTCATATTGTCTATCTTCTCCGCCAAATGCCATTAGCCGTTCCTCAACAGTTCTTTTCTAAGTTCTCGTTCCATAATTTGGGCAATCTCTTGCGCCATCTTTCTTGCGTCTTGTTGTGTACTACCAGAGGAAGTTACATAGATATTAGGAGCAATTGTAACATTAGTTCCACCCTGCACTTGTACGTTTGGTGCTGAACGAGTTGGTCCACTAGGCATAGGATCACCACGATCAACACCAGCAGTACGGGCAGCAACTTTTGCTTTCTGCATCCAACTGTCTGTCTTAGCCATATGGCCTTCTGAGGTTTTCCAAGGAACATAGTTTTCACTATCTCCACCACCCAATATCCAAGCACCTTTAACATTGTTTGTTGGGTCAAAAAGGTCTTCTTTAGATTGGATGTTAAATTTCTTTAACCGATCTGGTTCTAGACTTCCCTTCATATTGATTTGAAATAAACCATATGAACGATCTACTCCAACTCCGTTATACGCACCAGGTTTCCATGCAGATTCCCTACCTGCAATAGCCATCATATTTAGCAAGTGCTGTCCACGAAATCCTCGCTTGTACATTAAATTTGCAAGTGCTACA